AACTAGCTCCCTGGTCTCTGTGTCGAATATATGGAATCCTCGTGGATCTTCATAATCAGCCCATGTAAGTTCGTAAGGATTACCGAGATAGTGGATGTTGCCAGAGCTTGAGCGATGATGGAAATGACCACTACACACAAGATCAAATCGGCTGAATATTTTAGAATCAAATCCGTGATCATTTTTTTGTCCTTTATACATTTGAAAGCCGGCAAGCTCAAGATGTCCGAAGCAGACTTCAGCACTTGTGTCTTTGATTATATTCATGGACTCTTGATAGTTATCAGAGCATATCCATGGAAGCATTAATATATCCAGGCCATCGTAGTTGAGCTTTGTGGCTACAGAGTATGGGTGAATGTTATCATACTCGGTGAGTAGTAACTCTGGAGAGTTTACTTCGTTTGTGTTTTTGTAGAATACGTCGTGGTTACCAACGATAACATCAAGCTCAATTTCCCGATCACGAAGAGTATCAAAAAAATACTTCCTGCAATTGCTGAGAGTAAGATAGTTAATATACTTGCGACGATCAAACATATCGCCAAGATGAATAACGTGCCGTATATCTCGCTCGGTGAGAGTTCTGAAAAATGTTTGCTCGTAGAATTTCTTAAAATGTTTGTCGAATGCTGCATGGTCTCCTCTAGCACCGAAAATGCGTGTCAGTCAAAAGTGCTACTTTCATTGACTAACCCTCCTTTCTATTTTCACCAGATGTTTTCTCACGGTGTGTGGATTCATCTAAAATTTGTAAATTATCCGGCCAATGTGTACCACCATCAGCCAGCCGTATGATATGGTCAACGTGATACATCTTACCTGTTGACTGTCTTAGTTCTGCTGCTTTTTTGTAAATCTGCTCAACTTGTTCTAGTTCATCAATTGATAATAAAGTAATCGAGTCTTTTATCTGCTTCCTTCTCAAGGATTGTCTGAAGGAACCATACCCAGTGGCATCCAACCATCTTTTTTGTACTTCTTTATACACTGTAGTTTTTCTATACGAGCTCTTCCAATTTTTACCCTTCTCCGAGTTAATATACTTTGAATATACACTGGAATCTCTTTGCTTTGTTTTCACCGTAGTACATTCTACACAAGAAGAGTTTTTAACATACTTCACAGTTGTATCACAGTGTTTACACGTGGTTCCACTTATGTAAGTTGTAGACCCTTCTTCAATAGCTTTGAGTCTGTTCTGCCTTGATATAGCAGGAAATTGATTTTTTACTCCCATGATGCCCCCCAATGTTTCTTGTATTTATAAAACATTTGGGTGCACGTACAAGCTACTCCTCAAAGAACTTTTCGAGTCCTACTTTCTGACTAGGTTTTCGTTTCTTCTCCAAGCCCTCTTCAAAAGCCTTGACAAAGTCATTCATCTTCTCATTGTCAAACATACTGGCCATTGATACATCATCATCCCCGTCCTGTAGATTATACATCTCATCAGATATGATAGAGTTCTTTAGTACCTGATGCTTAATGTAAAGATGTTTCTTTTCTTTTTGTATTCTGCGTAGGAATGCAAAGTATATAATCTGAGTAAAGTATGCAAAGGGATTTGTCGATTTCTCTGGATCAAAATTATCTATGTACATGATACAGTTCTCGATACCATCTGCTATCATCTCATCTTTATAAGAGTAGTTGATAAAGTTTGGTTTTGTTGCTAGCCTATTGGCAATCAACAGAATACATTGGCCAAGGTAGTTAGGAATAATTGGTTTATCCTTTCCCAGCTCCTTTGCCTCAGCGATACTTTCACGGTACTTTTTTATTGCCTCATAAAAAGTCTTGTTATCAATATAGTGATCTGCCATATCAGTGCATTCTATCGTTAGTGTTCATTTTTTCTAGTATCGCTTGTAAAGTATCGGAATTATTCTCGTCCTCAAAATCAGAGTCAACAATTCCTTGAAGTTCATTATCAACATGGTCATCAATGTCTGATAGATGACTATCTAGTATGACATCGTAATAGTTGGACATCGATGTTCTGGCATTGGCAATGTTAATTATACCAGACTTTTGAAAGGACATCTGACGCTCCTCAGCAAACGGCATGTACCTTAACAAACCAATGATAGGTCTGTCACTTGCTGCAGTAAACATATAATTGATAGAGAAAGGATTGTCTATCACAACACTATCATTATTATCTTCAACCATGCTACCAATAATTTCACAGTTGTTTTGAAGTTTGATGATCTTTACCATTGTTATCCTTTGATGTCTATTGAAAACGTTTTGTAATCAAACTTCTCCTCATTGTATATTTTAATACGTTCCACGAAGTGATTGAGAGTATGATTCTTTCTTTGCTTCCATTGCAAATCATCAGCTATATCATACAGCCAGGCTTTTTCTTTCCTATCCCCTAATCTAAGACCACGACCAATTGATTGGAGGTTCCTGACCCTTGATTTTGAAGGTGAAGCGAAAATGATATTGTGCAGGTTCTTAATATTGACGCCAGTAGAAAAAGTACCGTAAGAAGCAACAATAATCGAATCAGTCTCCAGCTCCACAGCTCTTCTAATGACATCTCTATCCTGACCAGAAATCTCACCAGAGACGAAGTGAACTTTTCTATCTTTTGCTTTGTCATTAAGAACATCGTAAATGGCCTTCCCATGTTTATCAACATATTGATATAGTATCAATGTGTTACCCTTCAAATTCAACGCTAGATTACAAATAAATTTGTTTCTAGGATAATGATTAACCAAAAAATCCATCTCATCAGCATACGTTGCTATCTTGATCTGCTGCCGATACTGATCCTCATAGTTAAGAACAATTGCTTTAATTTTAAAGTCTGAAAGGTATTTTCTATCTATAAGCTCTGATGTGGTAGTTACCTTCTTGACAGTTCCAAACAATCCTTCAAGTACTAACTTATGTGTATGTGACCCGTCTAGCGTTCCTGTAAACCCGAACCTATACTTGCATGCAGAAAGGTTCTGCATAATGGTTGTAAGCGATTTAGCCTTGAATAAATGAGCCTCATCTCCTATTACACAATCAAACTGCTGGAACCATTTTTTAGGAAGGTTGTATATTGATTGCCATGTGGATATGTATATCTGCTTATCAACATCTTTCTCCTGGCCAGAGAATATCATATGGCAGTTAGTTTTTGAGTCAAATCCATACTCCTCGAAGTCAGAGTACATCTGATGTACTAACGATGTTGTTGGCACGATTAAGAGAGTTTTGAGATTGTAGTATCTACACAGCATGTAGATGATTAGTGACTTACCAGATGCTGTTGGAGATAGGAGTAACGATCTTTGTTTCTTGACTGCATGCCTGAAGGCAGCTATTTGATAGTCTCTTGGTGGCTTAGTAAGTCCAATCCTAGAGATCAGCTCATCAACATCGCCACAATCAGCATCCGAGAAATCAGAGAGGAGCTCTACTGGATACTCATTTTGTTTTGCAAAATCTTGAACATATTCAATTAAGCCAGCGTATATGTTATGGGTACCAGCATTAAATAATCGAATCTTACCGTCCCATTTTTTATTCTTTACGGATGGAATAAACTTAGCACCAGGAACTTCAAAAGTAAAGTAATCACTTAGCTCCCTAGCAATATCGTCGTTACAATGTATCTTATTGTACGTCTCGTTGAATTTTTCAATCTGTATCATAGTCCGTGTTGCTGTATCATAGTCCGTGTTGAAATTTGGACCACTCAATTGCATTTTTTATTAAATATCCCCTATTGTTTAACGTCTTGATAATGTTTTCCAACATCTCTATTTTGTATTCAATCATCTCTATCTTAACTTTGATGATCTGCAGATCATCATCTGACTCAAGGTATACAGGAATATCAACCTTCAGTATCTTGAGTGCCTGTACATCCCAACCATACTGGTCTAGCTCTTCTTTCGAAAGAATTCCCTGATAATACTGATGCTTGAGCTTGTACAGCTTCTTGTAATCTTGAGTATGCTTTATATAGGACGTCTTGGCTTGATAAAATTCATTGATATACTTTGAATGCAATTGAGGAATACGAAGAGACTCTTTGCCTAACTCAGTCTTATCCATTGCACAATCTTGTTCCCACGCTGCCAATATTTCATCTGTCTTCATACAAGTCTCCAATACTAACCTGCATTATATCACCAAAACAGATTCAAGTCAACTATAATTTAGCAATACTGTATTTTACATACTCGAAAGTTACAGAAGATTCAAGGTAGTTTATTGTTCCAGCAGTGGTGTTGAATTGAAGTTCGCCAAGCTGACTTGGAAAGGCATCATTAAATGTAATTTCTAGATTAGGATTTTTTGCACTTGATAGGATCATCAACTTTATATCTGACCTGATTGCCTGCATTGGATCTGTTGTAATAGAGTTATCTAGTCCGTAGGGCGATTGTACGGCACCAGGATCAATTGAAGTAGGTCCACCTATGTACAGCATCCAGTTAAAGATCTCAAGGTAATTAGAAAGGTCCTCATCCACCATGAACGATACTGTGAGTGGTGAATAGTTTAGGTGATCCCCTGGCAAAGGTATCTTAGCAAAAGGGTTACCT